ATGAAAGCGCAGGACGCCCGCAGCAATGCCGTAGCAGAACAGGGCCGCAAAACTCAGGAGTTTACCCAGCAATCAGCGCAATACGTCGAAGCTGCCCGCAAACACTATGACGCGGCGGAAAAGCTCAATATCCCTGACTATCAGGAGAAAGAAGACGCATTTATGCAACTGGTTCCGCCTGCGGTTGGGGCCGACATTATGCGCCTGTTCCCGGAGAAGTCCGCCGCGCTCATGTATCACCTGGGTGCAAACCCGGAGAAAGCCCGCCAGTTACTGGCGATGGATGGGCAGTCCGCGCTGATTGAACTAACTCGACTATCCGAACGCTTAACTCTCAAGCCTCGCGGTAAACAAATCTCTTCCGCTCCCCCTGCTGACCAGCCGATTACCGGTGATGTCAGCGCAGCAAATAAAGATGCCATTCGTAAACAGATGGATGCGGCTGCGAGCAAGGGAGATGTGGAAACTTACCGCAAGCTAAAGGCAAAACTTAAAGGAATCCGATAATGGCTTTGAACGAAGGTCAAATTGTTACACTGGCGGTGGATGAGATTATTGACACCATCTCCGCAATCACTCCAATGGCGCAGAAAGCCAAGAAATACACCCCGCCTGCGGCTTCTATGCAGCGCTCCAGCAATACCATCTGGATGCCTGTAGAGCAGGAGTCCCCCACTCAGGAGGGTTGGGATTTAACTGATAAAGCGACAGGGTTACTGGAGCTTAACGTCGCGGTAAACATGGGAGAGCCGGATAACGACTTCTTCCAGTTACGCGCAGATGACTTGCGAGACGAGACTGCGTATCGTCACCGCATCCAGTCAGCAGCTCGCAAACTGGCTAACAACGTTGAGCTGAAAGTCGCAAACATGGCCGCCGAGATGGGGTCATTGGTTATCACTTCGCCGGACGCTATCGGCACTAACACCGCAGACGCATGGAACTTTGTGGCCGATGCAGAAGAACTGATGTTCTCCCGCGAACTTAACCGCGACATGGGGACATCGTACTTCTTCAACCCACAGGACTACAAAAAGGCGGGTTATGACCTGAATAAGCGCGATATCTTCGGGCGCATTCCTGAAGAAGCGTACCGCGATGGCACTATCCAGCGTCAGGTTGCTGGCTTCGATGATGTCCTGCGCTCTCCGAAACTTCCTGTGCTGACCAAATCTACTGCAACTGGCATCACTGTATCCGGTGCGCAGTCCTTCAAGCCTGTCGCATGGCAACTGGATAACGATGGCAACAAAGTTAACGTTGATAACCGTTTTGCTACCGTCACCCTGTCTGCAACTACCGGCCTGAAACGCGGCGACAAAATTTCTTTTACTGGCGTGAAGTTCCTTGGTCAGATGGCTAAGAACGTACTGGCGCAGGACGCGACTTTCTCCGTAGTTCGCGTTGTTGATGGTACTCACGTTGAAATCACGCCGAAGCCTGTAGCACTGGATGATGTTTCTCTTTCTCCTGAGCAACGGGCATACGCCAACGTTAACACCTCGCTGGCTGATGCAATGGCGGTGAACATCCTGAACGTTAAGGATGCTCGCACCAACGTGTTCTGGGCTGATGACGCCATCCGTATTGTGTCTCAGCCCATTCCGGCTAACCACGAACTGTTTGCAGGTATGAAAACTACCTCATTCAGCATCCCGGATGTCGGCCTTAACGGTATCTTCGCTACGCAGGGTGATATTTCCACCCTGTCCGGCCTGTGCCGTATTGCGCTGTGGTACGGCGTAAACGCGACACGACCGGAAGCAATCGGTGTTGGCCTGCCTGGTCAGACTGCGTAACTAACAGGGGCTTCGGCCCCTTTCTTTATGGAGTGGCTATGAAAATAGCAATCTATAAGCCGGACGGAAGCGTCATGGTATGGGGCGTAATGGCTCAGATGAAGGTCATCGACTCCAGCGAACTTCCCGAATATGTCAAAGATGGCTGGCTTGACCATCCTTCAAAGTTGCTGTCCTCGGAAGCGGGCGATGCTAAGCCGCGCAAAGGACGTAAGCCCAAGGCGGTAAGCGATGCAGATAAAGACTAAAGGCGATCTGGTCAGGGAGGCGCTGCGTAAGCTGGGCGTAGCATCAGATGCAACTCTCACTGATGTTGAGCCACAGTCTATGCAGGATGCTGTTGACGACCTTGAAGCGATGATGGCTGAGTGGTATCAGGACGGAAAGGGCATCATCACCGGCTATGTATTCTCAGATGATGATAATCCTCCCGCTGAAGGTGATGACCACGGCCTTCGCTCCAGTGCAGTCAGCGCAGTATTCCACAATCTGGCCTGCAGAATTGCGCCGGATTATGCGCTTGAGGCTACCGCCAAAATTATCGCAACCGCTAAATATGGGAAGGAGCTTCTCTATAAGCAGACCGCCATCGCCAGAGCAAAAAGAGCTCCTTACCCGTCACGTATGCCAACTGGCAGTGGAAACAGTTTCGCCAATCTGAACGAATGGCATTATTTCCCCGGAGAGCAGAATGCCGATTCAACAACTCCCCATGATGAAGGGAATGGGTAAAGACTTCAAGAATGCCGACTACATTGATTACCTACCAATCAATATGTTGGCCACACCGAAAGAAGCCCTCAACTCATCGGGTTATTTACGCTCATTCCCAGGCATAGCGAAGCGCAACGATGTAAATGGTGTATCGCGTGGTGTTGAATACAATACCGCTCAGAACGCCGTATATCGCGTCTGTGGTGGGAAGCTCTACAAAGGCGAAACCGTAGTCGGAGACGTTGCCGGGGCAGGCCGCGTATCTCTTGCTCACGGTCGTACTTCTCAGGCGGTAGGTGTGAACGGTCAGCTCATCGAGTACCGATACGATGGCGCCGTTAAGACGATGGCAAACTGGCCTGCAGACAGCGGATTCACGCAGTATGAGTTAGGTTCAGTCCGTGACATTACTCGCTTACGTGGGCGTTATGCGTGGTCAAAAGACGGCACTGATTCATGGTTTATCACTGACCTTGAAGACGAATCTCATCCTGACCGATACAGCGCACAATATCGCGCAGAATCGCAGCCGGACGGCATCATCGGTATCGGCACATGGCGAGACTTCATTGTCTGCTTTGGTTCATCGACGATTGAATATTTTTCCCTGACTGGTGCAACCACCGCTGGCGCTGCGTTGTATGTCGCACAGCCATCGCTGATGGTACAGAAGGGCATTGCCGGAACATACTGTAAAACGCCATTCGCTGATTCATATGCATTCATCAGTCACCCGGCTACTGGTGCACCTTCCGTCTACATTATCGGGTCAGGGCAGGCTTCACCAATTGCGACGGCCAGTATTGAGAAAATTATCCGCTCATACACGGCTGATGAACTGGCAACCGGGGTGATGGAAGCGTTGAGGTTCGATTCGCATGAACTGCTGATTATCCATCTCCCGCGTCATGTGCTGGTTTACGATGCCTCATCAAGCCAGAACGGGCCGCAATGGTGCATACTGAAAACCGGTTTATACGACGATGTTTATCGCGCCATCGATTTCATGTACGAAGGCAACCAGATTACGTGTGGCGACAAGTCAGAAGCGGTGACGGGGCAGTTGCAATTCGACATCAGTAGTCAGTACGACAAGCAGCAAGAACACCTGTTGTTTACGCCCCTCTTCAAGGCAGATAACGCCAGATGCTTCGATCTGGAAGTTGAATCATCCACTGGTGTTGCTCAATACGCTGACCGCCTGTTCCTGTCTGCAACCACAGACGGAATCAATTACGGTCGCGAACAGATGATTGAGCAGAATGAGCCGTTTGTGTACGACAAGAGAGTTTTATGGAAACGTGTTGGGCGCATTCGTCGATTAATCGGATTCAAACTGCGTGTAATCACCAAATCACCAGTAACACTATCCGGGTGTCAAATTCGTCTGGAGTAAAATATGGCAGACCCGTCACTTAATAATCCTGTCATTATTCAGGCCACTCGTCTTGATGCATCTATCCTCCCCCGCAACGTCTTCAGCCGGTCCTATCTGCTCTACGTAATCGCGCAGGGGACTGACGTTGGCGCTATTGCGGGAAAGGCAAATGAAGCAGGGCAAGGTGCCTATGACGCGCAGGTGAAGAACGATGAGCAGGATGTTGAGATTGCAGACCACGAAGCGAGAATTCAGCAGTTACGCATCGACGTAGATGACCATGAAATCCGTATTACTGCAAATACCAATGCAATTGCAGGGCTGGATGTCAGGCTAACCATGGCTGAAGGCGAAATAGTTACCTTGCGGGCTGATGTTAGTGCTCTTGATGGCAGGGTGACGACGGCGGAAGGAAATATTTCTGCATTGCAGACTGATTACGTATCGAAAACAGCCACCGCAACACAATCGCTGGTGTCACCTCTCAACGTGACAACGTCCTATTCAGTTGGCGGCACTAAAGTTATCGGTGCTCGACAGACCGGATGGACAGCAGCAACAGGCGCTGCGCTTCTCGGTGCATTCAACGCTAACCAGGCATACACGGTCAGTGCCACATATACGCAGTCTGAGGTATCAGCTATGGCTACCGGATTGCAGCAGGCGCGACAGCGTATCAAAGCTCTCGAAGATGCAATACGAACTCATGGATTGATCAACTGATGATTACATTCACTCCAACACGCAACATCGACCTGATAGAAACTGTCGGCAACCATCCTGACATTATTGCCGGGAGCAACAACGGTGACGGATACGACTACAAGCCTGAGTGCCGCTATTTCGAAGTGAACGTACATGGTCAGTTCGGTGGCATCGTGTATTACAACGAGATTCAGCCGCTGACCTTTGACTGCCACGCCATGTATCTGCCTGAGATTAGAGGATTCAGTAAGGAAATCGGGCTGACGTTCTGGCGATACATTCTCGCCAACACCACCGTTCAGTGCGTTACATCATTTGCTGCACGCAAATTTCGCCACGGTCAGATGTACTGCGCAATGATTGGCCTTAAGCGTGTGGGAACCATCAAGAAATACTTCAAAGGCGTGGATGACGTGACATTTTACGCCGCCACCCGAGAAGAGTTAACCGACTTCCTGAATAACGGGAGATAAACATGTTATATGCATTTAAGCTGGGCAGAAAACTGCGCGGTGAGGAACCTCTTTGCCCTGAAAAAGGCGGAAAAGGTGGCGCAGATAAAAGCGCAAAGTATGCAGCAGAAGCGCAAAAGTATGCCGCAGACCTGCAAAACCAGCAGTTCAACACCATCATGAACAACCTGAAGCCGTTTACTCCTCTGGCAGATAAGTATATCGGCAGTCTTGAAGGTTTATCCTCTCTCGAAGGTCAGGGGCAGGCGCTTAACGATTATTACAACTCTCAGCAGTATAAAGACCTTGCCGGGCAGGCACGTTACCAGAATCTGGCAGCGGCAGAAGCAACAGGTGGCCTTGGTTCTACAGCGACCAGTAACCAGCTTTCAGCAATCGCCCCAACACTTGGTCAGCAATGGCTGTCAGGTCAGATGAATAACTATCAGAACCTTGCAAATATTGGTCTTGGTGCGCTTCAGGGGCAGGCAAACGCCGGACAGACATATGCCAACAATATGAGCCAGATTTCACAGCAAAGCGCGGCTCTTGCAGCGGCAAATGCCAACAGACCATCAGCAATGCAATCTGCTATTGGCGGAGGTGCGTCTGGTGCTATTGCTGGGGCTGGACTTGCGAAATTAATTGGTTCATCAACTCCGTGGGGGGCTGCGATCGGCGGCGGTATTGGTCTGCTTGGTTCGTTGTTTTAAGGGGTAATCAATGGCTACGTGGCAACAGGGTATTAATTCTGGTGGTTTTCTGGCTGGCATTGGCGCGCAAAATGAGAATGCGCCAAAGGCAAGCGACATTAACGCAACGCTTGGACTGATTCGCGAAAACAATGATTTGGCTCGTTCAGGTGCAAATAATGTGGCTTTAACAGGGCTGCGTGGTCTGGCTGGCGTTGCTGATATTTATAAGCAGGAACAGCAACAGAAAGCGCTAAACGCATTCAACCAGGTTCATGCCAACGCATGGGCTACTGGCGACCCGTCTGGCCTGTTTAAGTTTGCTCAGGAAAACCCGGCGTTTGTTGCGCAGGCACAGCAGGCGTTTTCCGGTCTTAATGAGCAGCAGCGTAACGATATGGGCGATTTGGCTATGAAGGCTAACGTCGCTCTTTCTCAGGGGCCGGAATCCTACAGTAAATTCATTACTGATAACAAGGACAGGTTAAACCGTGTTGGCGCTAATCCAGACTGGATGATACAGACTGGAGTACAGAATCCAGAACAGCTATCACACATGTTGACTACGATGTCTCTCGGTGCGCTTGGGCCAGAAAAGGCGTTTGCTGTTCAGGATAAGATGGTTGGCCGTGAGATTGACCGAGGCAGGCTGGCTGAAACAATCCGCAGCAATCAGGCTGGAGAAGCTCTTCAGCAACGCGGGCAAGATATCACCGTTCGCGGGCAAAACATCAGCGCTAAGAACGCGGAGCTATCGCGTGAAATTCAGCGGGCCGAATTACAGGATAAGGTTCTCGATCGTCAAATTGCCAGAGAGACTAACCAGATAAAACTTGATGAGCTTAAGCAGAAGCAAGCTGATGTTCGTCAGAAGGCTGAAATAGCTCGCGCTGACAGACAGGCCGCCGCTCAGGGAGCTGTTGATACGTTCAGCACTGCGCTTGATTCTCTCAACGAGATAGAGCAAAGCCCCGGTCTTTCAAAAGCAGTAGGCATTCGCTCAGCGTTTCCGACAGTTCCTGGCTCTGATGCGGCTAACTTTGAAGCAAGACTCGACACCTTTAAAGCTCAAACTTTCCTTCCTATGGTGCAGTCACTGAAGGGGATGGGCGCTCTTTCAGATGCTGAGGGTAAAAAATTATCCGATGCGGTTGGTGCCCTAAGCCCCAAAATGAGTGAAAAGGCTTTTCGTGACTCTATCGGAAAGATTAGAAATCAGCTTGAAAGCAAGTTGAGCACTGTTAAAAAACAGTTTGATTATCAGGAGCCGGTGCAGAATATGCCAGGGAAACAATCTCCTGCTGGAAGTAACTTTTCTTCACTATGGGGTGATTAATGGCTAAGGCATGGAAAGACGTTATTGCCTCTCAGCAATATCAGGCATTGGAACCAGAACAGAAGGCACAGGCTCAGGAGCAATACTTCAATGAAGTGGTTGCACCTCAGGCAGGCGATCAGGCTGAGCAGGCTAAACAGGCTTTCTATGCTGCGTATCCGGTGCCGACAACTCAGCAACAATCATCACAGCAGGAAGAACCACAGCAGCCTGAGCAATCCCTGATGCAACGGGCTGGTGACTTCCTCACTGGCGGCCAGTCAGCAGGACAGATTGCAGAGCAGGCTGGGCGTGGGATCGTAAATATCCCGTTTGATGTATTGCAGGGCGGCGCCAGCCTGATTAATGCTATCAGCCAGGGTTTAGGCGGCCCGAAAGTGCTGGATGACGTATATCGCCCAGTTGATCGCCCAACAGACCCTTACGCACAGGCGGGCGAAACAATTGGTGGATATCTTGTTCCCGGCGCTGGCGTGGCGGGGAATATGGCTATCGGTTCAGTCGCTGAGGCCGCTAATCAGCAAGGTGATTTTGCTGGTAACGTTGCAAAGAACGCCGCCATCAACCTTGGCGCTCAGGGAGCTTTATCTGCTGTAGCAAAAGGGATTGGGCGGGGCATAACTGCGGTAAAAGGAACGATTGCGCCAGAAGCAAAGCAACTAATCAATACCGCAGAAAGCATGGGTATACCCCCCATGACATCGGATATTGCACGCCCGGTTAACGAAATGGGAGCCCTTGGAAAGGGGTTGGTTCAGGGTGGTGAAGGGGCAATCCTTGGCACTGGCAGCAAGAGAGCAGAGCAATACGCTACCCGCAGCAAACTGGTAAGTAATTATCTGGACCGCTTTGGAGAATACAATCCTGATGATGTTGTGCAGTCCCTAACCAGAACGCTGAAAGGAAGAAAGGATGCAGCCGGGGCGGTTATCAACGATGTTACAAACAAGATGGGAAACGCAGCGATTGATACCTCTAACACGATGAATGCGCTGAATACAGCAATTGCAAGACAAGAAAGGCTCGGTTCTTCAGCGAATAAGAACCTCTTGTCTTCTTTGCGCAGCCTTCGTGATGAAATCATCAACCCGGCAACCGATCTGGATATGACATTTGACCTTCTGCGTCAGCACAGAACGGCGTTTCGCACTAACGTTCAGGGTGACTCGATGGTATTCCCCAATCAGGCCAAGGCAGCCACTATCATGGTGGAGAACGCAATGAGTCGTGATTTGCGAAACGCCGTTGGGAAAAGCCTTGGCGCGTCGGACGCGGCAGCATATCTGAAAGCCAATTCAGATTATGCAAATGTCTATAACAAGGTTCTGAACAAGAACATCGCAAACAAACTCAACAAGGCCAGCAATGAAGCTACTCCTGAGCTAATTAATAGCGTCGTATACAGCAGGAAACCTTCAGACGTGAAACGCATATGGAGCGCCCTGGATGGCAAAGGCAAGGATGCGATGCGAGCTGCATACATCAGCAAGATTGCTGAAAAAACTGGCGATTCTCCAGCTAAGTTCATAACCGAAGTAAACAAATTAAAAGCGCAATCAGGAGGTGAGATTTACAACACCATTTTCAGCGGCCGCCACATGAAGGAACTTGATGCGCTTCATGATGTGCTGAGACAAACAGCCAGGTCCGACTCGGCAAATGTTGTCACACAGACAGGGCAGGCGCTGGCAAATCCGGTAAGGTTAGGCGCGGCAATACCTACTTTAGGGAAGTCACTCGCAGCAGAAGTCGGGTATGGCCTGGCAATGAGGGTGTATGAGAGCAAGCCAGTAAGAAATATGCTACTCAGGCTGGCTAACACCAAGCCGGGTACGCCTGCATATGAGCGAGCACTGAATCAGGCTGCTACGGCTGTAAGGCCGCTACTGGCTAACCAGGCAACACAGCAGTGATTAAACGCCATGGATGGCTATTTAATTCTCTTTTCAATAGCTGCAATTATTCCTTTTCCTGATGTTTCAGGAGATTTTGTAGCCATATAAGACGAAAAAATCATGTCCGTCATTCTTTCATAACTTACTATTTCCCACTTAGCCAGTGCATTGGACAGTTTGTAGTTGTCATCAGTTAGTGTCCTTATGGAATTTTTTAAGTGTGTATTCTCTTCCGTTAATCGCTCAATTTTTGCATCAATTTCATATTGGTGATCTAATGCCTTAACCTTTTTCTTGAGGGCAACTAACTCTGCATAGAGTGCGCAACAGGCTATGCCAAGAACGAATACTATTATTTCTAACACGCCAACCTCCTTAGTTTTGTGCAGGATACCATGAGGTAAGCGCAAGGTGGAGCAAAGCTATTTTTTAGGCTGCATTGTGTATTCTTCAGTCAATTTCTTTGTTACTGCTGAAACCGCCTCTTCAGCGGTAATCGAAATTATTTTGTTTAGTTGCTCCATTGACATGGTCACATTCTCACCGGTTCTTTTAGGGGCTAGTGATTCATCCCAAGAAACCAATTCTGTGCTGATGGCATCCTCAATTATTTGAATGATCTCAGAGTTCATTGAGCGTCCGTTACGTTTGGCTCTCTCAGCTACTGCGTCCCGCAGCCCGTCCGGAAACCTTACGGTGAACTTGTCTTGCATCTGGCTTGGGAATTTTTCCGACATGGCACACCTCAAATAAAAAACATTGTAGAGGCAACTTGACTTCATGTGCAATCATGGTAAATTGACTCTAAAGGCAATTTGCCTTCATTTGTGAGATAAGGAGACAGCATGGAAAAGAATGAAGTGAAGACGACTCTTCGGTATCCGCACCGCTTTAAGGAAGAGGTGAAACGCATCGCCGAGGAAGAGGGGATGTCAGAAAACTCAGTGTTGGTTCAGGGACTAGCTTGGTGGTTGAAGTTCCGGGAGAAAATGCAGAATGCTCTCTAAAAATAACGAAACCCGGCTGTGCGCGAACACTAACCGGGTCTCTATCGAAAATAACCGACTAGGAAATATCGACATGAAAAGTATATCAAAATTATCGAAGAACGAAAATACTGTTGTTGCGGCAGTAACATTTAATTTCCATGAAACTCATGATGTACGAATTCAGGTAATCGACGGTGAACCGTGGTTCTGCCTGAAAGATGTTTGCGGTGTGCTGTGCATTGCTAACCCTCGCGATTTGATGGCGAAGCAGCTCGATAAAGAGGGGGTAGATAAAATCTACACCCTTACAGATGGCGGCAAACAGCAGTTAGTTTACGTCAACGAACCAAATCTCTACCGCGTCATTTTCCGCAGTAACAAACAGGAAGCCAAACAATTTCAGGATTGGGTATTCAATGACGTTCTTCCTACGATCCGCAAATCCGGGCGTTATGAGCGTCAGCCAGCGGCAGATCCGTTGACACCAAATGATATGAACAATCTCAAACGTCTTATTTGGCTGATGACAGACAGCATGAGATTAAAACAGTCATGGAGCAATGGTGTCTGGTATGCATTACGCGCAGCTACCGGCAGACCATCTCCGCAGCCATTTACTGTGGACGATTTACCTGTTTTGGGTGAGGAGTGCCGCCGCATCATGAAAATCACATCGGCATTTAATAGCGCTGTATATGCGTTCGAGAAAGACGTTATTCGCCGCGTCGTCCGCCGCCGCGGTGATTTTGAGCCGCTTATTGCAGAAATGGATCGCGCATTGCTTGAGTTAAAGGCACAAGAGCAGGAAGGCGTGTTGATGCTGAGCCAGTTTGAGGAATATAACCTTAACGAGTTAATTGCCAGGAGGCACTGATTAACCAAAGAAAAACCGCCAGTGGCTGCTGGCGGCTATGTCACAAACCCTAACTTAAATAAGGAATGTCGAATGACTTCTAAGAATGTAGCAAACATCGGATCTGTTGTCACGGATAAAACTATTGATAGCCAGTCTCTGCTGGCGATGGTCAATGAAGCACGTAAACAGTGCGGTGAGCCGGAAGTTCGCAATAACAAATTCATTGAGAAAGTTGAAGATGAGCTGGATGGCGAGCACTACACAAAAAGTGTAGTGCAAAAAGCGAACAAAACTTCGATGGTCATCATTGATATGTCCATCAAGCAAGCGCTCCGCGTTGCAGCACGCGAGTCTAAAGCGGTTCGCCGCTCTTTGGTTGATAAGTTGGAAGACATGCAGTCAATTCAGGTTCCAACCAAAAGTAATTCCGGTCTTCCTGAATACCGTCTTGCAAAGGCCGAACAGTTGAAAGCACTGGCGCTGGAGAAAAATATCGCATCCGCTCGTGAGCTGATGGTGATGCTGCCCCGTCTTGACCCTATGTCACACCAGACGCTGGCGGCTTCGCTGATTAATCCGATTATCGGTTATGACGCGATCCCCTTGCCGGTGATTGAAGAGCATTACTACACCGCAGCGGAAGTGGGTGAGAAAATCGGCGTCAGCGCCAATAAAATAGGACGCATAGCTAACGCGAACAATCTCAAAACTGAGCAGTACGGCAAATTCTTTTTGGATAAGTCAGCTCACTCCAGTAAACAGGTTGAAGCCTTCCGCTATAACGCCAATGGCATTGAAGCTCTTCGCCACCTGATTCATGGTGTTGAAGTGGCGTAAGTCAAATATCACTGAAATCGTGATGGCTCAAATCTGAGCCATCCTTGCCAACCCGCTTAACTGCGGGTTTTTTCTTTCCTCAGAATATCAACCGCTATTTCTTTTACCTGCTCTGAAATTAAGTAGGCTAATCGCTCCTCTTCATCACGATAGCCTGATACTGGAGATGGTTTAGATATAGCTTCGGTAACTATCTGCACTAATTCAGCATTCAGTGAGCGGCCATTCGATTTAGCTCGCTGTTTCAGCTTTTCCTTTAATTCGTAAGGTAGCCGAAGATTAAATTGCGGGTCATCTCTTCCCATTTCTGATGCCTCACTTTTGTAAGTGGATCGGCATCATATGATCTACTGGTTATATCCACAATAAGACCACTGTGGTCTTAATGACGCATTGCCGTAGCCACGCTGCGGCGATTCCTTGCATCTGGAGCACATTAAATGACAGATATCACTGCAAACGTAGTTGTTTCTAACCCTCGTCCCATCTTCACTGAATCCCGTTCGTTTAAAGCTGTTGCGAATGGGAAAATTTACATTGGTCAGATTGATACAGATCCGGTTAATCCTGCCAATCAGATACCCGTATACATTGAAAATGAGGATGGCTCTCACGTCCAGATTACTCAGCCGCTAATTATCAACGCAGCCGGTAAAATCGTATACAACGGCCAACTGGTGAAAGTTGTCACCGTTAAGGGTCATAGCATGGCTATCTATGATGCCTATGGTTATCAGGTTGACTATATTGCTAACGTATTGAAGTATGACCCAGATCAGCTTGAATACAGGCTGAGCCAACCAGACGGTTATCTTTTGGTTGGTGGACTGGCCGAGCATTATAACCTTCCGGCTAAATTTGTCGTCGTCGACAACGAGCCATATAACGGAGATCTAAAATCAGCACTTTCTGAGGCTGAAGCCGGTACTGTGTTTTGGCTTGGTAAAAAAACATACAACATTACCGGCTTGTACGGAACTGGCAGGAACACAGTTGAAAATATCTCTATTGTTGGCACTGGGATGCCTCAGTTATCTGATGATAAAACCAGATTTATCGATGGAACTGGGACAGTTATTCAAGGGGCGGTAAAGAATCAAGCGAGAGGGTTTAAAACCTTCAACCTTGGGATCGATGTTGGTGCTTATGTATCTCAGAATGTGTATACAACGGAAACTTACGAGGACGCTCTTGCGCACTATGGTGTTGGTTCCAACGCCAATATAGAAATTGACAATGTCAAGACGCTGAGCTCAGTTAACGTTGCCAGTAAGCCAGGAACTCACAGCATTCTGCTTGAACAATTATCCGGTGTAACTTTGGGTTATGTTGAGTGTATTGGTGGGTTCCACGGTCTGACAATAAAATGCCAAAACCTGCAAGGTGGTCGCGCTCACTGCTATGGTCAGTACGGTGATGCTTTCATCATTAAATCAGATTCTGGTGGCGCATGTGCAGACATACACATGGAGAGAATTACTGTAGGTCTTTATGATAACTCCAGATGGCCAGATGTAACGCTTGGTGGCATTTATGATGCTCACGATAACGTAACAATAGACAAAATTACTATTGGTGAGTTAATTGTGCAGAACGCGTCATGGGGATTTATACCATCTGATGCCAATACCGGTTTCATAACAAACGTCAGCATTGGTAGATACTCTGCATTCAATGTCTATGGGAACTATTATTCATTAACCATTGATAATAAATGTGTTGGTTGGACTATTGGTGAGCACAGAATTAGCAATGCATCTGGCGGCATTCGTGTTCACCCGGACTCTGCAGAAATCAATATTGGAACCGGATCCTCAAAGGCGAATACTGAGAGTGGTTATGCGTTGGGAGGCAACAGTTTAAGTCACGGCGTGCTCTTTGCTAATGAGAATGGGAAGGCTGGAGTTGATTACCTCGGTGGTATTGGTTTTGATGCCTCTCTTGTCCGTGGTTATGTTAACGGAACGGTTCTTGTTTCAGGATATCCAGGCGTAAAAGATGGTAATCCTGTAAATGGGTGGGCTGATACTGGTGATTTTGACATGATGCTAACCGGCAAGACTGTGCAGATCACAGGTTCACTGACTCGCGGAACAGCTGCGGTTGCGTATAACACTATCGCTGCGTGCAGGCCTTTGAAGCGAGTGCCTGTCCCGGCATGGGGTGTTAGCGCGACAAGCGCTATGATCCCAGTTGAGTGTTATATTGAAACTAACGGTCAATTAAACGTAGCTGGGTTCGCCTCGATACCAGCTGGTGGAACTGTATATTTTTCTGGACAATACCTAACAAAGTAAAGTTAGACATAATTGAGGCACACAAAGCTTTGCATCGGATTGCAAGGTTTTGTGCTGCTTTCCTATGATACCTTCTCATCGAGCCAGTCCGCCCACCACTGCATCATTTCCCGGCGTGTATCTAGATAAGCTGCGTGGTTGTAAACTGAGCACGTCCCGCCTCTTACGTGTGCCAACTACATATCTAACGCGTCTTTGTTACAATTCTTCTAGTTGAGTATGGTACTTCCTTCCAACGTCATGAGATGCTGGTATTTTGATGATGGAGTGATGATGATAAAACATCATTAACTGAGTGGATTGAGTATATCAAGAAGCTACATAACATAGACCCAACTTCATCATCTGTATCCTGGCCTGATGCCCCACAATAAATTGACACTTCGTCCATTTTAAGGTGATGATCTGTAATTATTTGCTTGTTGAGTGGTTACGGATGAACAGAAGAGATTTCCTAAGTCTTTCGGCATTTTCCATGAGTGGTTTACTGGGGTCAAAAATGGCGTTTGCAAATGATATCCTTGTTGCTCCTTCTTTAACCATAGTAGATAACCCTCCTTACAACGGGGATCTCAGGCAAGCGCTACAGGAAACTACGCCTGGAAGCGTCCTGGTTCTTGGCAAATCGAAGCCTTATGACCTTACTGGATACTTTGTTTCTCCCACGCATACAGATGGGGAGCCCGTAACCAACACAATAGAAAACCTGACCATTATAGGGATGGGGATGCCAAGGCTTGCAGATGATAAATCGCACTTCATTCCTGGGTCAGGAACTATAATACTTGGTCTTATTATGAATAAGGCCAAAGGATTTCATATAGAAAACCTTGGAATTGATTGCGGTAATTATGTCTCTCAGAATGTATTCCCCAATGTCACCTATGAAGATTGCCTTCATATTTATGAAGCTGGTGACAATTCAAATATCTTCGTTAACAATATCAAGACGCTTAATTCTCTTGGGGTTTCTTCAAAGCCAGGGACTCATAGCATTCTGATTGAAAGAACCGGTGACGTTTACAAAGGATATGTAGAGTGCATAGGCGGGTTTCATGGCCTAACTCTAAAAGGGTGGAATATCACCGGGGGATGGTCTCACTGCTATGCTCAATATGGTGATGGGTTTATTCTTAAATCTGATTCAGGGACTAAATGCAGGGATATTCATCTTGATGGAATCAAAGTTGGTCTTATTGATAACACAGGATGGCCTGACATATCTATGGGGGGGATTTACGACCCGCATGACGGGCAGACTATTGACAGGGTGACCATAGGAGAACTCGCAATTCAGGGTGCCGCTTGGGGTCTGGTGGCAGCATCATCTAGTGATGGATATACTACTAACATCAACATCGGCATATTCTCTGCCATTGAGGTTTATGGGAATTACTACGCACTTGAAATAAATGATAAGTGCGTAGGGTGGAGTCTTGGACAGCATGCGATTTCCGCAGCATCTGGAGGTATAAGAGTTAATAAAAATGCAGCTTATATTGATATAGGTCACGGATACTCAAAGAACAATACAAGAAGCGGATATTCTCTTGGTGGCAACACTTTAAGTCATGGAAGGCTTTTAACTAATGAAAATGGTGAATATGGCGTTGAATATACTGGCGGTTATGGCTTTAACAAAGATGAAGTTATAGCATATGTCAATGGACTAGGAAGCTTTAATGATTTGCCATCAGCTATTCAGGGCAATCCAATAAATGGGTGGGCTAAAGACAAAAACTTTAAAGCTATAGTTTGCGGTCATCGCGTATTCATTAGCGGACGATTGAGAAAAGGAACGGCTTCACCTGCATTTTCTATTCCTGCTGCATTACTACCCAAAGAGGATGTGCCTGTGCATGGTGTAGGGGTAAATCTAGGTGTTAATGCTATCCCCGTGCAGGCTTGGGTTAGATCTTCAAACTCACCAACTAACCCAGGTATGTTCGATGTTTGGGGGTTTGCATCAACGGATTCATACGTAGATTTCAACAGTTCATATGACATTGCCTGAACATACATTTTAGCCCGGACCTGTTCCGGCCCCCCCTCATTACTGCAACACTCAACTTCCATCCTAAAATTTACAATCAAAGCAACCTATTAACTGTTAAGGTTAATCGATGGCCTGGATGGCGCGCCCATGACATCGGTACTTTATCATTTCCCTGCTTAAAAAAACTGTATGCATAAGCAGTAATTGAGGTGTTCATTATGGGATTCCCGAGTCCAGCGCAAGATTACGTTTAGCTGCGCATATCTATCGAGCAGTGCATCATATCGAGGCCAGCGGCTACATACTTCATGAGATCCGGAGCGACACACTACCGCGAGGCATCATTAGCGGTGCTCTGCCTGTCGTTGATGCCTCACTAAAGGCATGTGATTGTTCGTTGCTGGTTTGCAGAATGGATGGAGAAATGAGGACAAGCGATACTGCAATCATCACTGAGAGGTCTGGTGAGTTTTATGATTTCTCGGTGACGTGAGACAAAAATGGGACGTAAAGGCTTTTATATGCCTTTCGACCAATTTCTATCTTTTTCGAAGATGGGACGTGTGAGCGCAGGTGTGACGTGGTATGTTGTTGACTTAAAAGGTGGTTCTAGGAACTTCTAAGCCGTGGGTCGCAGGTTCGAATCCTGCAGGGCGCGCCATCTAAAAATCAACAAATTACATTTCTTTTATTTTCTCTGCTCTTTCATTGTGGGGAAGCTGGGACACAATCGTTCAATATTACGCCTATTTGCTTAGCGTGTTCGGTTAAATTTATGCATACCTATTGACTGACTTGGCGGAATCTTTACATGATGTTTACAGACAGCCTGTGTGAATCCAGTTAGTAGCGATAGGTTTGGTAACTTGAAGAAATACACAGGCATCATCAAGTGTGAGGCTGTGTGATTCCGGGGGCATCTGGCTCAGCTTTTTGATTCTCTAGCGAGTTGTTGGTGCTACATTCCTGCGTGTCTCCATTTCAGACTTTAACAGCGCAACGAGGGAGTCCGATTTACTGAGGGCATCTTTGAATTCCGGAACTCATTTTGACGTTTTTCGGATGTATCCCTGATTCTGGAGACTGCTGAACAAGCCAGACACATCTGCGGAAGCCTGCTGGATCATATGGCGTGTCAAAGCCGTCACCATTAATATTCTTTTTCAGATCACACGCAATAGAAGTAAGAGTAGCACTGGTGATGCTGACATTTCCTGCGATTAGCATTTCAAAACCTTCATTGCCAAAGCCGACATTTATTGCCTCTAATAAAAAACGCCATCAAGTGGCTTGGTGTTTTTTCGCCTCTTCTATTGAGAACGACTACGTGTCGAAAACAGATGCAATATCGTAATCGCTGGTCTCCTCTCTTAATGTGGTAACATCTTGTTCAGTAGGCGGCATGAAAGTTATCGGCGCTCGCCAGACATAATCGACGGCAACTACTGGTACGGTACTTCTCGGGGCGTTCGACGCCAGGCAATTATATAAGATTGGTACCATGTATGTTCAATCTGAAGGTGCTACTATAGTAGGGGTTACAGCATGCTCTTCGCCATCTAATTCATAGCGCTGGTGTGGAATAACTATTCCGATTTTCGGAACATTTCAACCAAAACCCGCTTAACAGCATGAGTTTTCTATAGACAAAAAGCGCCTGTATTAGTTACTGACGCTTTTCCATGACTTTATTATTTTATATGCTGAAGTGAGTATGACTCAAAACATACATTTGAATCTTTTTGAGCGAATAACTGTATTTCTGCAGATGGCATATCTTCGTTTATTTCGAAAATATAAGAACCATTTTTATATTTATTCTCAGACATCTTGATTTTTTTTCCTGTTATATAAGAAAAAATTAATGCTTCATACTGATCGCCATGTGCATTAATTTTTAAAGAATACCACCCACGACCAAGAGTCTTATAGGGCCCATATGCAACCATGCCTTGTACGCCAGCATTGCATATTTGATTATTGTCCCCAACCTTGAAGTCACTTTTTACTACATTGGCACTTCCTTCTATATCGCCATCATAAATATTAATAGAATGACTGTAAACCAGGATGGGGGAATCCCACACCATATATGTTAATTCTGGTTTGCCATATAATTCTTCTATGACTTTTTTTTGTTGGTCATTATCAACAATGAAAAAGTTATTTCCATTGTTAAAATATGATATTTTTGTTAACCAAAAAGATGGCAAAACTTTTTTATTTTCTATGTCGATGTTAACAGGGGCTATATTGAATTTCTTTTCCACACTCACCGCTGCCGCATTCCAGAATGTTGCATATCCATTAGATAAGTTGTGTTGAGTCAAAAAATTAGATATAAGCCTATATTTTGATGTGGTTCTGTCATTGCGAAATAAGAAATCAGGCTGATTTACATATATTAATGAATAAGCAGAAATTGAAATTGAAAAAAACCATAAAACTATATTTGATATCTTTGGTACATTCGCATTTCGACATAAGAAAATTGAACCAAAAATAATGACAGGAATTAAATATCTTGTTGTACCCTCATCCACTGGTTTATCGCTTAAGGCATATGCAGGAATCATAATAAGAGATGCTATCAATAGCGCGGCGTCAACGAGACTAAACTTTCTTATTTTTATAAGCGAAGAAATTAAAAGTATAAAAAATATAACTAATGATGTGAATTTTAAAGAAGAGAATATTCCTTCAGGTGAACTGATTATTTTACTAAAAAAATCAGCGTTGAATAATATCAAAAGCCCTTTAAAAAGTAGCGAGATGTTAAAAGTTAACTTGTCATAACTAACAAATGTAGGCGAACCAACCCCTGGCAAATAAAAAAAATCAGCCGAGTTAGTAAAATGTAAGATTAACTTGAATAAAAAATACGAAAAAACCAAAGACGAAAATATTACAAATTTATCTTTTGCATTTTCATTGGCTATAAAACAGCTCAATGCAATTGGCAAAAAAAATAAATATATTGTTATATCATCGCTAAATATCGTTAAAGATGCGATTATTGATGATAGAAATAAATATAATCTATTTCTTCTGCGACAATAAAAATCAATTAATATATATGAAACAACGATATAAGTATATGTAGGGACATGGATTATCGCTACAGAAAGCATGTAACTGACAGCAGCACCAGGGAAAGCAAGGAACAGTAGCAAAGCCCATGCTTTTTTGTAGCCAGAAATTGTTCCCAGTGCATAGCATGAAGCGAACAGGCTACCAGCCATTAATCCAGGTATAACGTATGTTATCCATTCAGAATAACCAAAAAGCTTTATAGCAAGAGCAAACCAGACTAAGTCAGTAAAATAGAAAGTTACTGTAGATAAGTACCATCCTTTTAGTGTTATGTTTCCGTTTGCAATGTCAGCAGCCTCTAAAATACCACTCATGCTGTCAGAGCTTGGGATAAATTTATAGCTTAATGCGGTAAAAATATATGAAAATATCAAAAAAACTAATATTACCGAAAGCCCCTTTTTGGTCAT